AACAGCTGCGCTACCGCCTGTCAGACCGGCGGCGAGCCGCAGATCCAGGAACTGGCTGCTATTTTGGAACAGGCCGGCAAGAAGGTAGTCGCTACTACCATCGCCGACTACTGCTGCATGAACCTGGGCGTTAAGGCTAAGATGAAGCCCATCAACGCTGCAAACCCCGACTGCGTCATCTGTATGTCCTGCGGCGACGGTGTGCAGTGTGTGGCAAAGAATGCCCCCACCATTCCCGTTTACCCCTCCAACAACACTATGTATCTGGGCGAAGCCGTCAAGTTCGGTGTTTGGGAAGAGTCCTGCCGCTTCTGCGGCGACTGCGTGCTGGGTCAGACCGGCGCTGTATGTCCCATTACCCAGTGCGCCAAGAGCCTTGTGAACGGCCCCTGCGGCGGTCAGAAGAACGGCAAGTGCGAGGTCAATCCCGAGAACCCCTGCGCCTGGATCAAGATCTATGAGCGTCTGGAGGCAACAAATCAGCTGGATAAGCTGTCTGTTCGCCGCAAGGACAAGGGCTACGGCGATTTCGCTTATCCCAGAACTATCAGCTTGAGGGGGAAGAAATAATGAGTTTGTTAAAAGAAGCACTGGAAGCCGGTAAGTTTGGTATTACCGCAGAAATGGCCCCTCCTAAGGGTTGTGATTTCACCGAGCAGATGGACGCTGCCGAGCTGCTGAAGGGTAAGGTCCACGGCGTGAATGTTACCGATATGCAGTCCGCCAGCCTGAAGGCCACCGGCCTTGGTCTGTGCATTAAGCTGAAGCAGGCAGGCGTAGAGCCTATTCTGCAGATGACCGGTCGCGACCGCAACCGTATGGCTCTGATGGGCGACGCTCTGGCTGCCGCTGCCTTCGGCATCGACACCATGCTGGCCCTCACCGGCGACCACCCCGTAGTAGGCGACTGCCGGGACAGCAAGCCTGTTTACGATCTGGACTCTGTGGGTATCCTGCAGATGCTGACCAATATGGAAGAAAGCGGCCGTGATTGCGGCGGCAACCCCCTGTCCGGCAACACCGTTGACAAGGAGACCGGCGAGATCACCGACAAGTCCGCTACTCCCAAGTTCTACAAGGGCGCTTCCGTAACTCCCGTTTACGAGCCTCTGTTCCTGCAGATCAACAAGCTGCGTCAGAAGGTGGAAGCCGGCGCTATGTACATTCAGACCCAGGGCATCTTCGATCTGGACACCTACAAGCGGTTCCTGGAAGCCGTGGACAAGGCCGGTATCAAGACCCACATTATGGCCGGTATCATTCCTTTGAAAGCTGCCGGCATGGCTAAGTACATGAACGAAAATGTTCCCGGTATCGATGTACCTCAGCATATGATCGACCGCTTGGCCGCTGCTGCCGCAGAAGGCAAGGAAAAGGGCGTAAAGGGTCTGCCCGCAAAGCTGGGCATTGAAATGGCTGCCGAGATGATCGCAGAGATCAAGGCGCAGAATCTGGGCGACGGCGTTCACATTATGGCCATCGGCGCAGAAAAGAATGTGCCTGTTATTTTGGAAAAGGCCGGTTTGTCCATCTAAAAATTTCAAAAAAGGCGTGTGGTTGTTCCACACGCCTTTTTATATAAAATCTCGAAAAATGTCGAAAATTTGCAGCCTCCGCACTCTTGTCATAACCGCAGAAATTTGGTATGCTATAGATATCTTGAAAAGGGAGGAGAAATATGCGAAAACTACTGATTGCAGACAGCTCCGAACCCTTTACCGACGCACTCCAAAAGGTCTTTCGAAATGAATTTGACCTGCAGGTCTGCCACGATGGCGAGACTGCATTGGAAACGCTCCTCAGCTTTCAGCCGGATGTGTTGGTCCTGAATCTTATGCTCCCTTTCAAGGACGGGCTGACCGTTCTACAGGAAAGCGCCCATAAGCCCGGCGTTATTCTAGCCGTTTGTCCCTATGTAAATGCATATATCGAACAGGTTGCAGTAAACTTGGGCGTACAATACATTATGATCATGCCCACGGTCAATGCCCTGCGGGTCAGACTGATGGACATGATCGCCACCTCTGCCGCACCTAAGGCAGACCTGTCCGGTCAAACTGTTGTCCACCTGCACATCCTCAATTTCCTGACCCATCTGGACGGCTATCATCAGCTCTGCGTGGGCATTCCCCTCTTTGCGCAAAATCCTGATATGCGCCTATCTAAGGAACTGTATCCGGCAATCGCAGATCACTTCGGCATGCCGGATTCACGCACTGTGGAGCATTCCATCCGCAAGGCCATCGCCTCCGCTTGGAACAACAAAATCGATGCGGTCTGGGCCAAATACTTTCCTCCCAAGTCTGACGGCACGATCCCCTGCCCCAGCAACAAAGAATTCATCTGCCAAGTATCCCAAATGCTGGAGTTATAAAAAAATTGCCCCGACACTTGTGTGTCGGGGCAATTCCTTACTGTCCGGTAGCACCGGACTTTTCATGCTGAGTGCCAAAATAGAAAGACACCACCATAGATATGATGATCATTACATTGTCCGGCTGGATCTTCCCTTTCAGCGCCAGCACGGAAAACACGGCAACCACCATAAATGTAACGATAGTCTTCACTTTCACCAGTTCCGCCAGTTTATGCACGATCTCTTTCATTTATACCTCTCTTTCCAAGTCCGTCAACCTGTGATTGATGACCTTGATCTGCTCCTCTACCACCGGCATCCGCCGGGCAAACCCATTATGCTCCCGCACCTCTCTGGTCAGTTCCTCGATCTTGGTATCGGTAACCGCTTGGGAAATTCGCAGAGCGTTTTCATTTTTCTTTGCAGTTGCCATGCAGGTAATCACCACGCCAATAAGCGACAGGCCTCCGGTGATCATTGCCGCCAACACCGCATCGCCCATATCCTCACCCCATTCCCAATATCTTTTTCCAGGTGCGGTTTCCTGCGGTGAGTTCCCCATCTATTTGGCAGCCGTTGTCTTCTTGGAAGGCCCGTACAGCTTCGTCAAACTTTGCGCCCGCCACCCCGTCTGCCTGTCCTACCACAGTATAGCCTAAAGCAAACAGCCGTTTCTGCACCGGCACGACCACAGGATGCGTCCGGTTTTCCCAGGCAGAAACCGTTACCGTGTTACCCAGGGTTTCCTGCCCGGCAATTCCGTCCACTGCAGAACCTGTCGCTGCCTGCACCTCCCGCACAAACTGTTCCAAGGAATACTCCGTCTCTTTAGGCGCGCCGCCAAAGGTGCTGCGTCGTATCTGCGCGTGGGAGTACCAAAAAGATTTGGCCGTACGGGTATCCACATGGACAAAGGTATCGTAATGACCGATACCCAAAACGCCCATGGACTCTGCAAACTTGGCAACCTCCAGCGGTGCTATCCCCTCCACAGAAATATCCGCCGCCATACCGTACTTGTGATAAGAATCGGGGGCTGCATTTGCCACCTGCGCATTATAGGAAGGACAGCGGTAGGCCGTTACATAGACGGGCTTGCCGAAGTGATCCCGGATCTGCTGCAGAAACACAACGAGCTTTTCGTCAATAGGCGTTTGCGTGCAACAGCCACCGCCTTGGCAGTCAAACTCTCTTGCCTTAAAATTCTTGGCAAGTTGCGTTGTACTGCCTTTTTTGTAATTTTTAATAGCCATAATTTATTCCTCCCCTAGTTTTTTGTCGGTTTCCTCGTAGGTATATCGGCAAGGGATCACATCGATTGCTTCGTCATATTCCATTCCCGTTTCCATCTGCAAAAGGGTCATACCCTTATCGGAATAATGCCGAATCAATGTGTTATCTTTCAATAATTCTGTTTTCACCATCGGTTATTCCTCCAATTCACTAATTGGCTTGATTTGGCTTGCATAGGTAGACCAGTTGGTGGCGGTCTTATAGCTGTCCACCAAATTATCGGGTACATAGATGTATCCAATGCCAGAGACAATAGGCGTATTCGTAAATGCACCTGCATTTGGAAGTCTACATACTGTCTGCCCTCTAATCACCAATTTCTCTATGCCGGAATCCTTGAATGCAGCGGTATATATGCCCCTTGCATGGGTAAGGTCAAAAAATTCTGCTTTTTTCAACGAGGTGCAAGAAGCGAAAGCAGAACCAGCAACCTGCTCAACCTTGTTAAAGACAACACTTTCAAGTTGTGTGCAATATGCAAAAGCCATCGTGCCAACTATCGATACCTCGTTATTTACATATTCTCCTGCGATTGTTCGGTCAATAATACTATTGATAATTGTCTTTTGTTCCGCACCATTGCTTAGTACATCCACATTCACGTCAATGTTCCTGTCGCAATACTTCCCAGCGGTTGCAAGAGTGGTTTTTCCGTTTTGAGTAATGCTTACTTGTGTGTTCATTCAACCACCTCACCCTTGTAGACCGGCAAAGACGCAAGAACATCGGCCACTATTTCCGCTTTGTCTGCTTCTGTCCAGTAATCCACGCCCCGTACCGGCGTGTAGCCATCCACTCCGTTTTCCCCCCGAATAACCTGTTGAAAGTCGGCATGGAATTCCGTATTTGTTTTTTCAAAAACCACATCAAATGTCATTCCAAACACCCATCCTTCAAAATGCGTTCCACCAAGACCCGCATAATATTAGAGGCCAGTCTGGTCTTTCCGCAGCCTATACGCAGCTGTATTTCCACCATTCCCTTTTTACTATCGAATAGCAACGTCTCTGCCTCCGTCAGTGTTACCTGCACCGAATCTCCCTCCGCTGTACAATGGGGCAAGGTTTTTTCCAAAACCACCTGCTCCTGCTGGGCAAAGCACAGGTTCAGCGCCGTGATCTGATCAACGGCAAAGGGTAGCTTGAATATAAAAGTGGGTGTCGTTCCTCTGTACATTTTTTCATCTCCTTATCAAAAAATTTTTATATGTAAGTAAACGGGAGCACCACAAAGGAGGGTTGTCCCTGCGCATTTCCCACCGTTGCGGTACCGGAACTATCCATGGAAACCTCCAGTGTGTTGGCGCAAATGGCCTGCGCAACCGGTTTGCGCCCTTTTTGATAGCCGAAAAAGACACCCAAATAGTAATTGCTCCGATTTCCTCCATCTGCTATAAACAGCAGTCCGCTTTGCGCCCCTGCCGCTTGCAGTAATTTGGTCCCGTCTGTAGAGCTGAATCTTGCCCCCACCATATCCGCAGTAATGCCGGTTACCGGCACGTGAAAACAAAAATCGTTCTCTCCCCAATCAAATACCGGCAGCGCTCTTGCCGTATTTGACAGGAAATTACTGTCCCTGCGAGCGTTGCCGGTACATTCCAAAACATCTCTTTGCCCAACCTGGGTTTTTGTCATCACATAGATGCAAACAGACTTTCCGTTTCTGTCCGCCAGTTGCACAATATCCCCTGCCTGTATGTTTGTGGTGCAGGGGATTGTAACCCTGCAGGGCGTGTAGGACACAAGGTGCAAAATCTCGTATAACACCTGCGCCACCCCCTGCAACGCCTCCTGTGAATCCGTTGCCAGCAGATAGTTTCCGGTAACGGTGTAGGCATTGTTGCCTGCGCCGTATATTGCGCCTATGTCTGTCCCTGTCAGCCGGATCTGCACCTTATCCACCGGCGCTACCTGATAATCCCCATACCGCAACCCGAAGATGGGATACTCCCCCTGCGGGGCGATTGTGATGTCCTTTGGCGTATACCAGGCCAATTCGATGTCCCCGTCAGCCGTTGCCCGACAGAATCGACCGCAGGCCTGACCAACCCACTGCATCAGTTGCCGTCCTGTGATATCGCTGACAAAAAACGCCTTAATCTGCCAATCCCCATTGGGAACAGACAGATTTGTAAGGTTAAGCCCACAAGCCTGACACACCATACGGGCAAATTCCAACAGCGAATAGGGCCACCCGTCCAGACCCTGCAGCCATTCAGTCAAGTCCTGATCCAGCCGGCTGATCCGGTCGTAGGCTGTGATTTTATACAGATTTTCGCTGGGTCGGGTGGTTTTTTGCGTAGTGAACAGGCCCATTTTTACCCGCGTGCCGTCCTCGAAGACCTTATATAAGGTCAGCTCTGTGCCGGGAGCAACGCTTAATTCCCCTGCCGGCGTAATCACTGTGGCCTGCAGCATATTGGCGCAGGTTGAACCCAGCGTCAGCTCCGTGCCGCTGTTGACCTGCTGAGTCAAAGTAACACTTTGTATCGCATTTACCGTTCCCTCACCGGAGAAAATCTCCGTACCATCGGAAAGGACGATTAGATTCTTCAGCAAACTGCCACCTCCTCAGCAAGCCTTAATGCTAAATTGATAGTTGCGGAACTGACCGGCTGCTGCCGACTTCCATAAAATTTCGTGTTGATTACGATAGGCTGTAATTTCTCTAGGCTCACCACCGATTATGCCATCGGGATATGTAAATCGGAAGAAGGCCTTGCCCGCGAACAGGCCCTCCATATAGGCATATTCCTCTGCGGTGAGATAAGCATAGGAAAACAGCCATTCCCCCACACTTTGCCGCACCATAAAACGGTGCAAAAAGCCGCTTTCATCCCGCGCTGAATCGGCAGTGTCAATATCCTTCATGGATATCTCTATATTTTCATCCGGCGCCAGCATAGGCTGCCCGTCAATCAAAAACAAATCTGTCTTTTTTCTCATCCCAAACCTCCGTTCACCGCTGCCCGCCGCCGTCAAATGATACTTTCTCCATACTCAAATCCTTTCTTGATTTCAGGGAGGGGGTATTCCCCCTCCCCTTTTGCTCCGCCGTTATTTCACCGCGTATACCCTCATAAAGTCCGCAACCAAGGTCGCGGTGTAGGTTACGATCTGCGCGGCGGGGGTGTAGCCGCCTTTTTCTGTCCGTATGCGTTCTTCAAAAGATACATTGCCAAATTTTGGCGCAAGACCCAAAACGCTCTGCTCCTGCACCCAATTTTGAAATTCCAGCAACCGACGGGCATTTTCCGTATCATCCCCCGCGCTTTCCATCTCCCAAAACAGGGTTGCATAATATCGGCAGCTCACCAAGGCGTTTCCCAATACATCTTTCTGACGAGAGATCTCTTCCAGTCCCTTGGGCAGTATGCAAATTTTCGCTGGATACCCGTTCCAGTGGGGATAGGCGGAGAGCCACGCCTGCAGCTTCTCCAAAGCCGATATTGGCATCATCCCACCCCCCGATAGATGTCCAAATAAATACAGGCCTTGTCGTAAAGCTCCCGACGCAAAGCGCGCTTGTCCGTCTCATATCGCACAGAAACGCTGCCGATATTGGCAGAGGTCAAACCTTTGTTGCGATTCTGCCACAGTGTTTCCGCCATTGCGCAGATCGCCAACGACTCCGCTTCCTGTCCGGAAGACTCCACCCGGTAGGCCTGCTTAAATCTTGCAAGTACCCGCTCAGCCTGAGCCGCCACACCGGAAAATGCTTTCTCCGGTATACAGCTTCCCAAGTACTGGTTTACATAAAATTCGTATTTTACCATGGGCAGCGCCTCCGGTATTATTCGGCAGCGATGGCAATATCCTTCAGCACAGCAGCCTTCAGAGTGTTCTTCAGAACCACACCTGCCACCAGTTCCACCTCACCGGTCTTCACAGCGCCGGGAGTATTCAGGTCGGGCAGATAGGACTGCACCACGCCGTCGCCCATGGGAGAAATGCCGTGGAAGCCGTCCAGACCCAGAGAAACCGCATAGATGGCAGTCTTGCCGCCCTCGGTGGCCACCACATCCTCAATGGAAGCGCCGTTGTAGTACTGACCCATGTCCACCATAGGCACGCCGGCGTAGGTCTCTACGGTGCGACCGAAGTCGTCCTGAGTTCTCTCATAGTAACCGGCGCGACGGGCGATAGAGCGCAGCTTCACCAGCATAGCTCTGTTCATCAGCAGCATGGAAGGAGTGCCGTCCAAGGTGCTGATAAAGCTGTCCATCTCGTCCAAAAATGCATTATAGTTCTCATCCAGCTCGGTGGAGGTCTTCAGGCTCACCTGGCTGGTCAGCTCGTTGGCAGTGCCGGAGAGCAGCTTCTTCAGACCGTCAAAAGTGCCGGTTACGAAGCCTGCACCCTCATTTTCACCGGTACCGTTGATCACCAGATTGTGGAAATAGTTTGCAGTCGCCTTGATCTTCTGCTCGGCCTGGAATGCCATCTCGTTGGCAGCGCCGGCGGTGTTCTGAATCACACGGTCCATCTGGAAAGAGCCGCCCATAATGATGGCATTGGCGGTCTTCTTCTCCTTCTTAGCCTCACCGGGGACATATTCGTTGCCCACAGTACGAACGGATGCGGTAGCGGGAGATTTCAGCTGGATGTAGCCGTAAGTCAGAGTGCTGCCGCCGGTACCGGGAGAGATAACATTGTCAAACACCATATTGTCCAGCAGCAGGGAGCTGCGGCGGAACATATCAACGATCTGCTGATCTACCTTGTCGGCCATGCCGACCTTTGCTTCTGCGAGTGTAATTGCCATAATTTTT